CACCATCAAAAGTTACTGTAATATCTGTGCTTGCAGTGCCATCTCCAAGTGTAAGAGATGTACCAAGCATCTTAGTTATAGGACCACCTTCAGCAGTTGTTCCATCATGTGTGTGTCCTGTTGATGCTGCAAAGGCTGCTAATAACTGATTAAACTCGTCATTAGTGTGGGCAGCCGTGATAACATCACCATCACTGTATGTAGACTGTCGTGTATACGTTGCTCCCATTTATCTTCTAGCTCCTGTTTGATATTCCATCTGAAATCCCCTAAGTGCGTAAGGGGCTGTCGTTCCGTTGTCGTCAACTCTTAGTGCTACGGTAAAGCCTGATCCCTCCACTGACTGCCGTAACAAAGGCTCTGACTGACCACCGTATGTTGCTGTGCCATAAACTCCTGTGCCATACACAGCCACAATGTCACTGGCTGTTAGTGAGTAAGCTGCAGGTCTTGGTGCATTAGGGTCTTCGTAGTCGTACCGTAGAAACATATCAGCACTAATTGATGCTTCTGGTTTGTAGCTTACGAGAACACGATGCATGTGCTTTCGTATTCCAGGATCACCAAAACTGAGATCAGGGCTTCTGTACTTTCCCCCTACGGCTGATCCATCAAAGTCATTACCTGATTCTTGTCGATAGACATATCCACCCTCACCACCGTGTATAACTATTGTCTCTGTTGCTGTGGTTACTGTATCTGTTGATGTTGGTCGTATGCCCTTTAGTTCAGCAAACTCAAAAGACTGCCCTCTTAGTGATGTTGTTACACCCTCTGTAATAGCTTGTGCTACCCCTGACTTTGTAAAAAACACTCTGTACTGTGTTTTATTTGGTATTACTAGAGATCTAAATCCACTAGAGTTTGCAATGTTATCGTTAAACACGGACTGCACAGGGGAGCTTATAGTACCAAGTTCAACGTCACCAATTCTCGCTGTACCTGCAACAGTTCTTAATCCATCAGGTGCTAGGAATATCAAATCACCTGCAAATTCCTGTATTGTCTGTCCGTTTACACATCCAATGTTTCTAGTAACAGGTGTAACAGCAAAGTTACTTGACGATGTTCCTGACAGTTTAAATATTCTATCTTGACAGAATACGAACAAATCTTCACGGAAAACTTTAAGACCTGTTATTGTGTCGTCTACTTTGAAGCTACCTGCACCACTGCCTGTAGCAAAGTCATCTTCATCAAAGGGTACACTAAATACAACCTCTTGTTTGCTATTAGCCATACCTGCGTAAAACATGTGGTCTTTAAATACTGCCACAAACTTTGCACCTGTTACAGCAGTACTAACTTCTCCACCTCCACCTGATGATACGTCTGTTGCTGCAAACGATGTGTTAAATACTGTTGGTGCGTTGTTTCCGTCTGCAACTATAAGTTTGTCGTTACCATCAAAGTTAAAGCGTTCAAAGGTATACACACCTGCACTTGTTCTACCACTATCTCTTTCTGTCCAAGACCCACTTCCTGCTGAGGCTGTAAATATTGCTTCTCCAGGTTGCATTGCAAACGTAGATTTGTTTAAAACTAATCCTCCCTGTAGTGGAAAGACTGCAGGGCTTGTTTGCGACAGATCAGGCATTAATTCAACGCTCCTGAACTAAAATATCCTGTAGGTTGTTGTATTACTGTTGAACGAACATACTCATATTTATTTACTAAAAGACTTTGCATGTTTTTTATACCTTGTTCAAATCGTGCAAAGTTAAGTTGATACTGTGTTGTCTCTCCTCTATACTGATAGACATAAGCTGTAGCCCCATCTATTATTACAGGATCAAATCGTGCAGGTATAGTCGTTGTGCTATCTTGTGCAGAAAGATCTGTGGGGAAAGCAAAATAGTCATACTTTAGTGTATAGGCTCTGTTAGGAAACGGAAACAATAAAAAGTTATTGTCTAATGTTCTAACTATAAATCTAGGAGCAGCACCATTATCAAACTGTGCAACAGATGTGCCATTGTCGTGTGTTGCAGCCGTTGTTCCGTTAGCACCTCTTGTGCATCCTGTTAATGTATTAGTGCTAATACCTGTATATGTTATCTCTTCGTTTTCTATAAAAATAGTTCCTGCAGAATCAAAGCCTGTGGAACTCGTAAGGTCTATCTCTGTTTCACTAGCATCTAATGCTTCTGCTAGTGTTGTTGTTACTATCTCATCTTCTTGTGTTACATTTTCTCTATTGATGTAGTCGTTATACTGAAGTATGGTTAGATTTGCACCTGACGCTCCTATTGCACTATTTTTAACTATTCTAGCTGTATTATAATCTACATGCTTTGCGTCATCAGGTATGCTGTATCTAACTATACCTGGAGATAATGTTTGTGATTTTGTTGTGTGATTAAAGGGATACTGAAACTCCCTTTGATTTATATATCGTATAGATTCATTTACAGCGTTTTGTGCTTGAATCTGTATACCTCTCGCATTAGAGAAGTTAGAAGAGGTGAGTTGCACTTCGTTTAATCTTGCTAATACACTATTTGTTAATGATAAAAAAGTTGCCATTCACCTTGTCCTAATAGTGTAAGGGGCAAGTTGCCCTGCCCCAAACAATAAGTAGTTTAAGCTAAGTAGTCTCTATCGACTTCAGTAGCTTTGTCTGTTGCACCGTGATCGTTACAATCAATCACAGTTGCGTAGACTCGTAACCTACCTGTAGCTGCTGCAGCACCTGCAATCGTACAATCAATAGTATCAGCAGTGCTGATGAACTGAGTGTATGTTGAGGCTGCGTTGCCTACTACTGTGTTGGTTTGTCCGTTAGAACCTGCAGCACAGAACCCTGTTGATGTGATGTCAGCACCATCAATGATGTCATCACCTCCACCAAAGTCCATATCCAAGGTACAACTTCCAGTAAATGCTGACATAACCTCAGCACCTGCGTTTAGAACTAATGTTCCTGCAGGTATTTCAAGCATTTGGAAAACATCTCCGTCAGCAATAGTGTTACCTGCTGCTATAAGAGCGTCAATATCCAAGTACTCCTGTATGGTTTTCACCATATGTGTACCTACGTTTGAAGGTAGGGCTGCGATAGAGTTAGCACCAACACCAGTGGTTGATTTTGCTGTTAAGTCAAAAGTTGCCATGTTAGTGTCCCCCCTTAACCTGCGTTATATTTGGCAGTAACGATAGCCTCTGGTCGGAGGATCTTTCTACCATATAAGTGCATACCACGAACAATGTCAGCAAAGCTGTCAGGATCACGATATGTTTCGGTTTTGCTGAGTTGTTCAGCAGTCGCAACGGCAGAACCATGACCTGCAACTAGTACTCCATAGTTAGAGTTTTGGTTTGCAGTTCCTGATGTTCCTGCACCTGTTCCAACAGCAGGTAGGTTGCTAGACACGTATAGTCTAAATCCTGCAATGCTAGTTAGGGCAAGTCCATTTTTTAGTTCGGCTGCGTTGAAGTCAGCGTTTACCAACTTGGAGTTCTCGTCACCAAGAAGTTCCATGAAGATTGGGTCAACAACCAACCATCTGTCCTGTGTATCAACTTGCTGTTGATTCAACAGTCTAGCCATTCTGTTGATAAGAACCATAGGTGTAATTGATGCTGTTGAAACAGATGTTGCACCTGAAGCTAGGTTTTGGACAGGGATTGCGTGATCACCTGCTGATGAAGTAGTAATACTAGCAAAGGAGTCCTTCCTTAACTTCATTGAAGTAAGAAGTTCATCAGATCCTGCAGTGCTTACTGCTTTTGTGCCGTTGACTGTGCTGTTTACACCGTCAGCAACAGAGTGAATAGCAGACTGTGCGTAACCAGACATGTAGCCAAGAACTTCTTGGTCATACTGATCAGCAAGTCTGTACGCAGCTCTGTCAGTTGCGAGTTGCATAAAATTTACATGACTGTGAGCTTCCTCAATGTCGTCCATTTTAAAAGCATAGTAGTTAGCTTTATCAACGACAAGTTGGAAGTCCTCGTCATCCAAATCTTGTGCAGTAACTTGTGTACCTCGTGCGTACTGTTTGACTGATATTTCAGGCTCTTTAATAATCCTGACTGTATCACCTTGGTTTGCGATTTCACCAAAGTAGTCAGAATTTGTAATGTCACCCACAACAGTCGATTTACGAAACGCAAGCTGTACTTGTTTCGAGTAGATTATTGGCGAAAAATTACCGTTAGGTAAATTGCCATAACCTGACGTTGTTTGAAATGCCATAATAAATCCTCCTATAAAAGTTGTTATGACGTTAATATAACAAACTTATGATTATAGAGGCTACGCTTTTTTAGAGTTGCAATATTGTTTGATTACATGATTTCAAACAGATTGGGTCTATACTTGTCGTAGGTAGTCAGACAATCTTTGTTTGTACGTGTTAGTTATATATAGAAAAAATGCCTTGTCAACACTTTTTTATCTTGCTGCTCCAGATAAATCATATACAAATTTACCTGTACGCATTGCTTCCATTATAGACTCTTGGTTCTTAGCATACTCTTTATCTGACATCTTCTCTATTTGAGATTCTCTCCAGTTATTATTAGAGTCGTCAGATGGAGGAGCAGTCTTAGATCTTGTTCCTACAGCAGAAGCAGCAGACTTACTGTCTGTCTTTTTAGTTTTTATACCTGCGTCAATTTTATACAGGTCAATAACTCTAGCAACAGACTTAGCATCGTCTACGTTCTCATATAGGGCATCTTGAACCCACTTAGGTTGTTCATCTGCCCAATCGTGAAACTTATCGTCCTCACGAATATCCATAAAGTCAGGATGTAGTTTAAGTAACTCAGCTTCAGCTTTCTCTTTGACAGCATCCACTCGCATCTTTTCTATATCCTGCATACGCTTGTCAAGATCAGTAGATCTCTCACGAGCTTTTTTATCAGCTATGGTTTCAACTATACCTGCTACATCAGGATACTTTTTAGTCCATGCTGCTATTTCATCGTCAGATTTGGGTAGAACCAATTCATTTCGAGTAGCTTTTGACAACTGATCTTCAAGAGCTTTGATTCTTTCCTCAGTCTCCTTATCTTTGCTTGCCATGTGTCTCCGTAGATCACCGTATCTTTTCTTAAAAGAAAGCTCTTCCTTTGAAAGATTCGCATCCTCTTTTGTTGCTTCCTCTCCCTTTTCAGGAGCAGATGCTTCTTTGACCTCCTCAGCAGGATTATCTCCTTGCTCTTTGGCTTTGAGAAGCTCTTGCAGTTCCTCCTCATCTTTTTTGATACGCTCTGCGTTTTTGTTTTTGCGTGGGCGAGGATCAACGAACC